TATTCACACAAAAGTCATGGATGTTATTATCTATCTCCAGACTAACAGAGCATTTTATGCAAGTCTTATTGTAATCGCTAAATGCGTCTATGTCTTCTTGCGTTATCATGCTACATACCTCGCTGTTTTATATTCAAGATCAGTAAGAACAATACCATGCCAACCTGACAATTTATTCTTAACGACATTGATGTGTCGCTGGTTGTCCTCTGAATCATGGTCAGTTGTTTCTACTGGTGGGTTCTTAGAAATCATAAACATCAGGTCTGCTTCTGCTGCCTTACCTGTACGGCTACCTTCCATCATAGCTTGGTTCAATACAATTTTACCTTCTGCATCTGCTGATAGCTGTGACATGTAGAATACAGCACACTCCTGCTGCTTGGCAATCTGCCTAGCATGTATGGCATTAGCTTTGAGTGCCTCATCAGGACGTGCAAACCCAGCAGTACGTGCGAACTTGTCACCCATGTCTAGTATAACTATGTCAGGCTTGTATGACTTACATACTGACTCAACCCAATTCATGTCACGTCCAGTTGCATCCTTAAACAATAGGTTGCTACGTATCTTATCAAAGGTAGCCATAGCTGCGCTTTTATTCTTGACAATCTGGTGCTTGTCCATGCCCGTAGCCGCTGTAATGTACCGATGTACTACACGGTGATACCCTTCTTCATTACATAGTACAACTACCTTAGCACCCTGCCATGCAAAGCCACCCGGTGAAGCTACCAGTGAGGCATGAAAGGATGTCTTACCTGTGTTGGGTCTAGCACCCACCTCAATTAAGTGACCCGCATTGACGCCCTCTACCTTACGTGTCAACGTAGGTATGTTGAATGTCCACTGTGACTCAAGGTCAGTCATGGCAATGATAGTATCAATGTCTATGTCTTCCCAATCAATGCGAAGATTAGGGGTGAAGTCATCACCATATAGCTCAAGCATATTACGTAGTGGCTCAAGGCTAGTCTTGTCACCATTCACATAGTCAAAGCCAAGGTTAGCAATGTCTTCTCCTACTACCTGTTGGAACAGTTTAGATAGAACCTCTTGTGCTACGTCACTGCCCATAGGTACTTGCTTGTTTATCTGTAAAAACAGGTGGCTGTATGCTTGCTTCTGTGCAGTAGTAAGAGTAGGGTTGTTCGCCATGAACAGTGCCTCAATCTCTGCTGGTGTAACGGTACGTTCGTAACGATCCATAGCACTGTCGATAGCTTTCTTAATCTTACGTACGTCTTTACTGAATAGCCTGTCAGGACAACGTGCGCCACGATGTTCATCGTAGAAGTCTTTGTCCATTAGGCTACGGACTAATGATAGTTCCATGTCTTATTCTCCTAGTGTTGTTAGATGGTTTAAGTCGGAAGGGTTTCTGTATTTTAAATCGTCACGCAGATACATAACCTTTACAGTATCTACATGTGTTCTTAATTCTTTTGCAAATTGCAGTGTCTTTTGTAGGGCATCAGGGTCTAGTGCAATTATAGCTGTTGAGAACTGCGATAAGTACCTCTTATGTCCAGTGGACAATGATGTACCCAACACTGCGACCCCGACATATACACCACCGTCACCTATAACAGCAGCACTTATGCAGTCCTCAACAACTACAGCAGTTTTACCACGTCCGTATGAGTATGGCAAGTGTGAATTACCGTACCGTTTCCATTTAGGTATACGTTTTCCTAACGATCTACCAGTGGCATCTACTGTAGTACCATTGTGTACAACAGGGAACACCACACGATGTTCCTTCACGTCGTACAATAGTCCTAAGTCTTGTGGGTCTAGCTCCCACTCGTCACAAAAACCTGTGATCTTTTCGTAGTCACGCACCAGCCATGCAGGTTTAGAGAAAGTTGATACGTGTGTCTCTTCTGCAACACTACCCAATGATTTACGTATGTCATCAGCAGTAAGTCCTGTACGTGTAGCTCCCGATATAGGGCAGCTATTTTTGTAACAGTTCCACACAATATTACCCATGTCATTTGTAATAGTAAAAGTATTCTTAGTCTTACAACTTGGGCAAGCCATGCGTTTACTTTCACCATTACTAAGTGATAGATCATTTATAATATCATGTATATTCATATTAATAACTTTCTATGTTACTCGTAAGTACTCGATTGTACACTTACATTTCTTTGTGTCAAGGCACTATTTGCAGAAGCGTAAGTATGTTTCATATATGGTTTCACAGAAGACACATGTGTGTGTCCTGTCACTGACATAACTTGGGGTAAAGGTACACCCTTATCTATCATCTGTGTCACCCCAGTTCTACGTAAGTCCATAAGACGTAGCTCTTCAGGTAGTCCAGCTAGTCGCATGACACGTCTGCCTACCTTAGATAAACGTTCCATTGCATAAACATTGTAACTGCCAGCCACAGGACGTGGGTGTGGTGCAACATACTTCTGAAAACCAAAGTCATCCTGCTGTTGCTTCAACATGTGCAGTAGATTGTCAGAGATAGGAAGGCTAACGTCTGCCCTACGTTTACTCTGCTCTAGTTGCAGCTTACCTTGCGTCAAGTCTACGTTGTCCCACTCCAACATACGCATGTCTCCTAACCTCTGACACCACTCGTATGCCATCTGTACAATGAGTCCAATGTTGCGGTACTCAAAGTCGCTGTACGCTTTATCAAGGAACCCGACAACTTCACCATGTGACCACACCACCTTGCGTTGAGGTACAGACTTACGTTTTATTTTAGACCAAGGGTTTTGTGTGGCGTACTCCATTTGTATAGCGTAGTTGTATATCCTACTGGCACAAGTCGCAGCATGATTAGCAAATGGTACACCACGCTTGACCCATTCTTCGTAGGCTTGCTTGGCAATCTTGGATGTAACAGTGGTGTACTTACGTGTACCCATAGACTGATGTAGTATCGTAAGAAAGTACCTGTAGTCTACCTTAGTTGTATCACGTAACATATTGAAATCATTAGATTGATAGTAGAAGTTAATCAAGTCTGTGACCTTGCTGCTCTTGTGTAGTTTGGCTATGTGCAGTTGTTCCTCACGCCATACGTCAATCTTATCATTGTGTTGTTTAACTAACTTACACACTTGCTTTAGGTCTGTGCCATAAGTCTCTCGGATAACTAAGCCTTCGTCCACCAGTATCTGTGGTGGGTTGAAGCGGTATGAGATCACCCCGGAGGGTGACACTCGTTCTTGTACGTAGCGTGGTAGCTTAGACATTAAGCGGCTTCCAAGTAACGGAACCTATCATCACTAACCCACTTGCTTACCTCTTGCTCACGTGACCACATGCTGATTGCCTGTGTGTCATTGCCTGTTGTCTTGAGGTTGAAGCCATTACGTTCGTCAGCATAGCTGGCATAGTTAGTCATAGCACTATACAATGCAAACTTATTGTGACCACGTGTTCCTGCCTCTTGCATATACAAACTGTACATACGCTCAGACTTACGCTTAGACCCTAGCATGTCATCAAGCAGAGTGCTTACGTCTACATACTTGAGGTCTGTGTTAGCCCACACCTGCATCTTCTCTGCCTGTGTATAGAAGTCAGTTCTTGCACGATTTAATTCATAGATAAAACTATTCATCGTGAAGTTAGATGTGTTCTTTTTACGCACCTTGTCGTGATCACCAGTAATCATACCATTGGTACAAAAGAAATCTATCGCACCAAAGTATACTTGATTGCTACATGACCCATCAATACCGTGAAGGCTTATGATACGATTGCCAATGGATGTCTCGAACTTATCTGTCTTGATAGTTGACGTGACGTTAGGCAGAGTGATGTCAAGCATAGCCCATGCACCATTACGTGCTGTATTAAAGTTGAAGTCAGCGTCTGCTAGATCCTGTGCCGATAGTGTCTCTGTTGCAGTGTCAACTACACCACGAAAGAAGTCACCATGTGACGCACATCTAAAAGATTTACCAACAATACCAAGGGGTTGGCCTGTCATTTCATTGATGACATATTTCTTGTCGTGCATACGAGTGTCCTCAAATGCTACGTCGAAGTCTAAGTGAAATGGAATATCAAAAGGCATACTGTTCTCCTATGTTTGTATGTGTGGCAACTGTGCCATAGTTGTATAGTACATGTCTACACTGTAATAGTAACGGTAAGTTATTCATAGAACTTATGTGATCCATATGTCACAGTAATGTCTAGCATAGCAGACCAGTAGGGCTTAACGTACCGTGCATGATAATGAGTAGCACCCTTAGTTGGATCAGGGACTTTGCCTGACAGTACATTGTCTGCCACTATCAAGGCTCTTGCCCATGCTATTTCTTCGTGTGCTGTGTCTGACTTACCATCACAGTACCAGCTAAACTGACAGCGGTGCTTACCTTTGGTATAGCCCTGTTGTACAACTGAACAGGCATCATCAGGCCACCTATCATGTTGCACTCTGTTTAATACTACGTGTGCTACTGCATACTGTCCCACCATAGGCTCACTTCGTGCCTCATGGTAAACGTTCAATGCTACACACATTAATGCTGCGCTAATCATTTCTTATAATCCTTTCCGTTATTGTAGGGCAATAGGTGCTGGGTGTATGTAACCATAGCTTGTGTATTCCTTATGTATGTACTCAGCACAGTCTACAAATTCTATCTGTGCATCTGGGTAACTAAACATAGCCATGTGTATTGCAAACTCAGTTGCAGTGGCCCAGTTATTTACAGCGGGGTACGTGTCATCTAACTTAATGACTGACACTGTACCGTCTAACTCAATGGTCACATCATATGCCATTACCGCCATAGATTAATCTTCATCTCCC